TCTTTTTTGCCTTAGTGAACTCACCTACGCCATTCTTTTCCTCATAGGTGTCTAGGTTATCTCTCATACCTCGTCTAAACTTGCCAAGAGCCATTTTATCGCCTTCAATATTTGTAGGCAATAAAGCATTCCAACATTCCTCAAAATTCTTACCCATGTCATAAGACTTGGCTTTTAAAAGTAGACTGACAATCCTGACAATTTCATCACCGTTCTTGACCTTCTCTATTTCTTGCCTATCGGGTGAGTTTTTAGCTGTTGGAAGACTTTTTAATTTCATACCTATAACATTATTATAAAGTATTTTAGATGATTCGTTATAGAGTGCGACAGTCTTGCCAGTAATATCGTTGATAACATTAAGTAAATTATCATTTAATAATGTAGGCGCAACAATCTCTTTAACTTCTTTTTTATTCTTAGTCATAATAATAATATCCTTGTAATATTTATAATATAAAAGTGTCATAAAATTGACACATCATTAAGATTTCTTAACGATGTAATTATAAAAACATATTATTGTTAATAAGTAAACATATTAATATTAATATTTTATGGACTAAGTTCGGGTTTTTTCCCGAACTTTATCCAATATGGATAGTAATACCATTTTTAAAAATGGGGTTATTGATACCCCACCCACCAACTTTATATATTTTTTATGGAACTAGCGTGGGTAAACAGAGTGTTCCACTCAAACAATACCCTCATTTTACAAAGCACTTAATGCCGTGGGGGTACCCCTTAATTTTCTACTTTTAACCAGGGAGTCACAGGGAGGTAATATTATATTATAAAAAAAGATCCCCGGTGATTGGGAGAAGACCGGGGATCAAGGTGTGGTTTTGTGTTAGGGACGAACCTAAAAGGGGTATCCGTTAGGATATAATTATAGCGTAAAACCATAAACAACTATAATTAGTAAACTTAAGTATCTCAAAGGGGAGTTACATCAGTAATCTGGGGTGACTTCTATGTAACTCAACCCTAGAAGTATTTTTTTAATTTCATAAGAAATTCTGTAATACCTCTTTAAGAGACCTACTTAGTACCATAAATACATCTTTGTGTCAAGGGGTGCCGCTTGATTAAATTAATCGTTTAATTGTTTTGGGTTTTTGTGTATACAGGGGGAAAGGAGAGAGTGATGAAGCCATTGGAAAAGAATCCTGATATTCAATCCCATTTTGATTTAGCACTAAGGCATCTTGATAAGGTTCGTATCATTATGCGTGATTCTATTTTAAACCATAGTACTGATATTAAGAATATAGATGAGATCGACAAACTGATTATGGATGTATTTTTATTACAGATCAAATGTAAAAGAGGAGGGGTGTATGGTCCGCAAGAAAAACTGGATCAAGGACGCAATCAAAAATCCGGGGTCTTTCAAAAAGAAAGCCAAAAAGAAAAAGATGTCAACAAAAGCTTACGCCAAGAAGGTAACGAAGAAGGGGAGCAAGGCATCCCCCAAGACCAAGAAGCAGGCTCGTTTAGCGTTAACCTTGATGAAAATGAAAAAATCATAACAAAAAAAATATGAACCCTGAACAAGAAGAACAGCTTAAGCAGCACCCTAAGTATTCCCAGCTTGTCAAAACCCGGAAAAGAAGACTTGCCCGTGAAGGGTATATGGATTTTGTCAAAACAGTCTGGCCTTCTTTTATTGAGGGACGGCACCACAAGGTGATGGCAGAGTCTTTTGAAAAGATTGCAAAAGGAGAAATAAAACGTCTGATCATTAATATGCCACCCCGACACACAAAATCTGAGTTTGCCTCTTACCTCCTTCCTGCATGGTTCCTGGGTAAATACCCCGAGAAGAAAATTATTCAAACGGCACATACAGCAGAGTTAGCGACAGGGTTCGGGCGTAAAGTCAGAAACCTTTTTCAGGACGAAGCGTTTCAAAATATATTTCCTGATGTCAGCTTACGCTCTGACTCAAAAGCTGCAGGACGTTGGAACACCAATAAAGGAGGAGACTACTTCTCGATTGGAGTAGGAGGTGCCGTGACAGGTAAAGGAGCTGACCTGCTTATTATTGATGACCCCCACTCCGAACAAGATGCCCAAGCAGGAGCCTACAATCCTGAAGTATTTGATCGGGTGTATGAATGGTATACATCAGGTCCAAGACAGCGTTTACAACCAGGGGGAGCTATCTGTATTGTGATGACTCGCTGGCATAAAAGAGATCTGACAGGACAAATACTCAAATCTTCTATTCAAAGAGAAGGTTCAGATGAGTGGGAGATTATCCAGTTCCCGGCATTGATGCCATCAGGACATCCTCTTTGGCCTGAGTTCTGGTCAGAGAAAGAACTGGTTGCTTTGAAAAATGAGTTACCTATTCCTAAATGGCAAGCCCAGTACCAGCAGGATCCAACATCAGAAGAAGGAGCGATTGTTAAAAGAGAGTGGTGGCAGAAATGGGAAAAAGAAAATCCACCTGCGTGTCAGTTTATTATTCAATCGTGGGATACAGCGTTTCTCAAAACACAGCGTTCTGACTACTCAGCCTGCACAACATGGGGTGTTTTTCTCAATGAAGAAACAAATAACTATGAACTTATTCTTCTCGATGCCTACCAGGAGCGTCTTGAGTTTCCTGAATTAAAGAAAGTAGCATACGAATATTATGAACAATGGCAGCCAGATGCGTTTATTGTTGAGGCGAAAGCAACAGGGATACCCCTTATTTTTGAATTAAGAGCTATGGGAATCCCAGTAAGTGAGTTTACTCCATCACGAGGAAATGATAAGATTGCACGAGTTAATGCAGTTGCAGACATTTTTGCATCTGAAGTTGTCTGGTGTCCTGAGACAAAATGGGCAGAAGAGGTGGTTGAACAATTTGCAGCATTTCCATCAGGAGATCATGATGATCTGGTGGATTGCAGCACACAGGCAATTATGAGATTTAGACAAGGTGGGTTTATCAGAGCAAGCAGCGATGAAGAAGATGAACCATACTATCCAAGGCAGGCAAACTATTATTAAGGACAAAAACAATGGCAATCGTTAAATCATTCCCTCAAGTGCAGGGAGAAGAAGCAGAGGAAAGCAATATAGAAGTTGCAATCCTCAACCCCGATGCCGTATCCGTTGAAACAGAAGACGGTGGGATCATGGTTGATTTCACAGGAGGCGAGGAAGAAAACCTCGGCACCCCTTCTCACGGATCAAATCTTGCAGAATTTATGGACGATAACGACCTTATGTCTTTGTCCAACGAGTTGACGGCTGCGTATGAGTCAGACAAATCATCCCGTAAAGAGTGGGAGCTGACCTATACGAAAGGCCTCAATCTTCTTGGGCTTGAAATCGAAGAGCGCACACAACCGTGGAACGGTGCCTGCGGTGTATTCCACCCTGTCCTGACGGAATCCATTATTCGCTTTCAGGCCCATTCGATCATGGAAACTTTTCCAGCAGCAGGTCCAGTGAGAACACAGATCTTAGGACCGATTAATATTGATGTTGAAAAACAAGCTAATCGTATTGAACAGGAAATGAATTATCAGATCACGGAAGTCATGACCAACTACCGTGCTGAACATGAACAGATGTTATTTAACCTCCCTCTAGCAGGAAGTGCGTTTAAAAAAGTTTATTATGATCCTGATATGGATCGCCCTGATTCTGTCTTTGTCCCTGCCGAAGATCTGATTGTCTCTTATGGGGCATCAGATCTGAGGACTTGTGGGCGTTTTACTCATGTTATGAAGAAACAACGTAACGAATTAAGAAAACTTCAGGTCATGGGATTCTACCGAGATGTTCCTCTGGAAGAAGCCGAGCCAGATTACAGTGATATTCAAAGAACATATGATGATATACAAGGTGAAGATCCTACCGTTGATTATGATGACCGTCATACAATCCTTGAGATTCATGTAGATTTAGATCTCTTGGGATATGAAGATGTTGTTGATGGAGAACCTACAGGGATTGCCTGTCCTTATGTTGTTACCATTGATAAATCATCAGGAGTTGTTTTAGCAATTCGCAAAAACTGGATGGAAGATGATCCAAAGAAAATGCGTGTTGAGCATTTTGTCCATTACAAATTTATGCCGGGTCTTGGATTTTACGGTCTTGGTTTGATTCATATGATAGGTGGCATGGCTAAATCTGCAACCTCAATCCTCAGACAGCTTGTCGATGCAGGAACTCTAGCCAATCTCCCGGCAGGATTAAAGTCCAGAGGACTGAGAATCAAAGGGGATGACAGCCCTATATCACCAGGTGAGTTCAGAGATGTTGATGTTCCGGGTGGAGCAATCAGAGATAACATTACATTCCTTCCCTACAAAGAACCTTCTCAAACTTTGTTTGCTTTAATGCAAACGATAGTTGAGGAAGCAAGAAAGTACGCAGCAATCCCAGATATGCAGGTTGCTGACATGAAAACAGATGCGCCTGTTGGAACGACACTAGCTATTATGGAACGCTCCATGAAAGTTGTGTCAGCGGCACAAGCAAGACTCCATGCAGGGCTAAGACAAGAGTTTCGTATTTTAGGCAGGGTTATCAAAGATTATATGCCAGCAGAATATGATTATGACTTCGGAGAAGATTTTGATCGTCAGAAAGATTTTGATGGCAGAGTTGATATTATTCCCGTGTCAGATCCTAATGCGGCAACAATGTCACAGAGAATAACACAGTATCAAGCGGCACTCCAGTTAGCGCAGCAAGCACCACAGATGTATGACCTTCCTGTTTTACACAGACAAATGCTTGAAACCCTGGGGATTAGAGATGTAGATAAGATTATTCCATCAAGTGATGAAGTTAAACCAGAAGATCCAACAACAGAAAATATGCACTTGATTAACATGAAACCAGTGAAAGCGTTTGAATACCAAGATCACGAAGCACATATCACGGTTCATATGACAGCAATGCAGGATCCTAAAATACTTCAAGTTGTAGGGCAAAGCCCACAAGCCAAGGGAATACAGATGGCAACTGAGTCTCATATCAGAGAGCATCTTGCCTTTGCGTACCGAGATGAAATTGAGAAACAACTGGGTGTTGAGTTACCTCCATACGGAGAGAAACTACCAGAAGAAATTGAAAAACGTCTGTCAACTCTTGTGTCTCAAGCTGCTGTTAAGCTTTTACAGAAAGATGTTGCTGAAGCACAGGCACAACAGAATATGCAGAAGATGCAGGATCCACAAACACAAATTGATATGGCTGAAATACAGATTGCACAGCAGGATCTTGCTCGCAAAAAAGAAACAGATCGGTTAAGAATCATGGCAGACCTTGAAAAAGCAGGGATGCAACAAGAAACAGACATTATGAAGATGAAAGCGCAGAAAGAATTAGAAGGAACGAAGCTTGGTGTTAGAATTGCAGAGAAAAATATAGACCAATCTCTCAAAGATAACGAATTAACTAAGAAAGAAGCTCTTGAGGGTGTAAAAATAGGGGTAGATATAGCAAAATCTATTCAAGAACAGACAAAAAACAATCAAAACAACAAATAATACTTGACTAATTGTTAAAGAGGAATCTATATGGAATTTGAAAACGCTTTATACACCCTAAGAAAGGCAATTAGGGAGCATATGAATGAAGGTGCAGACCATTTGTCTACAGGCGGTGCTAAAAACTTTGAAGACTACCAGAGACTGGTAGGAAGAATAGAAGGATTAGCAATAATAGAGCGAGAGATTCTTGACCTGGAAGAAAAAATTCGGAAAGGTTAAGTATAGGTAAACGTAAAGCCTTTAATTTACGCACACTAGGGGAAACCCTTGCAAAAGAGAGTACATATGACAGCAGAAGACAGTCAAGTTGAAGAAAAAACTGACGAAACGCCTTCCCAGCTGCCCGAACCTTCTGGATACAGAATACTTCTTGGCCTTCCAGAGATTGAAAAGAAGACCGAGGGCGGTGTTATAAAACCAGACAGCATAATAAACACAGAAGCAATGGCAACCGTTGTCGCATTTGTAATTAAAATGGGACCTGACTGCTACAAAGATAAAGAAAGATTTCCTTCAGGCAATTTTTGCAAAGAAGGGGATTTTGTTCTTATCCGAGCCTTTCAGGGTACTCGTTTTAAGATACACGGAAAAGAGTTCCGCATAATAAACGATGATAATGTCGAAGCTGTAGTCGATGATCCAAGAGGATATAGTAGAGTATGAGTGAAGCCGAGCAGAAAGAACCAGATTTAGATATTGAAATTGTTGACGATATACCAAAAGAAGACGCTCCTTATGTAGGAAAAGAAACTAAAGAAGGAGAAGATGATCTTGGTGATTATAGCAAGAAAGTTCAGACTCGAATTAAAAAATTAAAGTTTGACTTCCATGAAGAGCGCAGGGCAAAGGAATCATCCGAGCGTATGCGTGAAGAAGCTATAAGAGTCGCAGAAATTCAACGATCTGAAAATGAGCGTTTGAAAAAACTTCTTGATCAAGGAAGTGTTGCTCTTCAAGACGTTAGTAAGAAGAAAGTTGAAAGCGATCTTGTTGCAATACAAAAAGAATATCAAGATGCTTATGACGCTGGCGACTCAGAAAAGATGGTGTTAG